TTCATAGAATGGTTTGTGCTATTGAGGATGCGGGTTTTAGTATCCGTGATATGGTGGAGTGGATATATGGGTCTGGTTTCCCCAAGAATGCAAATAGTGCTCTTAAACCCGCACACGAACCAATATGTCTTGCACGAAAGTCATTATCAGAGAAAACTATAAAAGAAAATATAGAAAAATGGGGTGTTGGTGGTCTTAATATTAATGATTGTCGTATTGGTAATGAATTAATAAAAGAGCAAATACGAGGAAAACCCGACCCACGGTGGGTAACTGCTATTGAAGGAGGTGTGACACCAGAGCATATTGGTAGATGGCCTACTAATGCTATATTTAATGAAGAGGCCGGAAAACTACTCGATGAACAGAGTGGGGAGTGTCTGGGTTGTAAACCACATTGGGTTGAGGGTAAACATGAATATAAAGGATGGGGGACTATAACAAAGGCTGGTAAGATTGCTGGTTATAATGATTCGGGGGGTGCTTCGAGATTTTTTTATTGCCCTAAAGTGTCTAAAAGAGAAAGAGAATTTGGTTGTGAAGAATTAGAAATAAAAAATGCAGGATGCCTTTCTGGTCGAAGGGATGGCACATTAGAAGGGGCAATTCCGATACGTAAGAATCATCATCCTACAGTTAAGCCGATTCGTCTTTTACAATATCTCTGCCGTCTTATAACACCCACGAATGGAATAGTATTTGATCCGTTCTTAGGTAGTGGGTCAACTGGTGTCGCCTGTAAATTAGAGGGTTTTCATTTTATAGGTTTTGAACAAGATGTAGAGTATTGTAAAATAGCAAGTTGTCGTGTAAATGCTTGGGAAAAATTTAAAGAGGACTAATATGCCTATACTTAGATTTAAAGAAACTCTCGTCGGAGAATATAAAAATCGTGTGGGTCATTGTTTTTATATGAAAAAGTTGGTATTACCAAAAGGAAGTTGTGTTGAAAGTGAGACTCGTTGGATTGATGATGGGCATCCCTGTTCTACTTTTTATGGGAGAACAACGCATGAGTTTAGAAGCAAGGAGTGTACAGATTATTCAAAAATTGCAATTAGTGAATTAGTAATTCCTTTTAGTGATTTTCAACCACAAGAACGTGTATTTAATAATATTGTACTTTGTGTACGTACACGTTTTTATGGGGATGTAGATATAATTATTGAAACTAATAAAGAAGATTATGTACGTGTTTTACAAGAAGCAAAATGTCAAGGTAATTATGATGGTGTTAATAAAAATGAACAAATGAAGCAATTTGAAGAGCATTGTAGAAAATTAAGAAAATTGGAGAAAAGATGAAAGTACCATATGCAGGAAAAGAAATTCGTCTACCAACAGCAGAATATCAAATGGGGTTGTGTTATGTAGACGCACTTACTTACCCCCCATTACCACCTCTATCATATACAATATTTTATTTATATAAAAAAGAAGATGGTAGTTATGTATATCGTAATGAGGATGGAACAGGGTATGAAATAGAATATGAGTTTAAATATAAAGCAGATAAGGATGAAGTAAAAAGGTTACAAAACCTTCAATTCAAGGCACATTGTAAAAAACTCGAAGAATTAAAGAGAGAACAATGATACGAGTAGCACTTTTTACTTATTCTACTATTAACGATTGTTCTATGGTTCAGAGGGTAGGTATACCATTATCTACTCTTCAGAATCAAGGAAAGATTGAATATAAAGTATTTTATAATTCATTACTTACACTTTATACTCTTAAGAGAGAATTTCTTGAAACAATCGCTAACGAATTTGATATATTGCTCTTTCAGCGTATACGTCATAGTTCTATGGGGTTTGTTAATTTAGTAGATCAGTTGTTAGAAATAAATCCTAATCTTGTTATCATACACGAAACCGATGATATTTTTATTTCTAATGCTTCTATGTATGATAACCTTTATATAAAGGAGATATATGAGAGATTTCCTGTTATTTGTTCTACAGCGTATTGGGCAACTTTAATTAAAGAATGGTGTCCTCTGGCGAAGGTATATCTATATAATACGAGACTCCCACATGTAGAGAAGGTATTAGGTGGATTTGCTAAGAAGCCAACAATACTCCATTTTGGTACTTCTACTCATTTTGCTGATGTTAATATGATTGATAGACCTCTTAATAACATGATGGATAAATATAGGGATTTGAATATAACGTTTTGGGGTAATGACGCATTACCATCATTAGATAGATTTAAGGATAGGATTAAAGCAGAAGAATATATTTCAGATTATAATATTTATATGGATAAATTATTTAATATGCCAGCTACTATTAGCATACACCCACTAAGAACTACACGATTTAATATGTGTAAATCCGCTATAAAGTATTTGGAGTGCGGATTAAGAAAACTTCCTGCATTATTTTCTCCTATACCTGAATATATATCTTGTGTAACAATAAAAGAATTGTTGGTAAAGAATAATGAATGGGAGAGTAAAATAGATTGGCTATTATCACTGCCGCCAAAAAACTTATCTGATATTGGTGAAACTATGTATGAGGATGTTATGAAAAATTGGGTTTTAAGGGAAGAAGATGTAGAAGAGTACTATGGTATATTAGTAGATTGTATGAAAGTAACAAAAGGTGTTGAAGTTGAAGATTAAGGTACATATTTTTACTGATAAGGAACAGGCTATTTATAAACGATTATTATATCTTAAGGATATTTCTCCGTTTATTGATATAGAAGAGTATGATTTTAATCGTAGCGGATTTGACAAGAATGTAAAGATATTGAATTGTGGAGAATCTCTGGAATCGACATTGGTAGGAAATTTAGGTATAAATCTGCATACAGTATGTACATATAGAAAACACGAGTCTTTAGATAAGCCATATATTCCTGTACCCCTTGTCCCAATAGATAGTAGAATTAAGTTGGTTAATGACACTTATAATAACATACAATCTTCACCCGAATTGATAGTGGGTATTCTTAATTCAATTGACGCGGGTGTAGTACTTAGGAGATATATGGATGATAATGAACTTAATCTACCATTTCTTCGTGTACATTTGATTGATGATGTAGATCAATTACAGAAGTTGTCATCGAAGTTACATACTTATTTACTTACATCAACAAGTTTTACTAATGAGTCATTAGCTTTATATGCAATGTCAATGAATATGATGGTATCATCTATATTTTCAAATAGCACATTGTTTTTAGATTCCTCTGTTATACCACAATTTACTCAATTATTGAATATCACCAAATCTAAGAATAGGTCACACTTACATTGTTATTCACTTCAATTAGCACAACAAAGAGAAGCAAAAGAGCATATTTGGAATGAAGATGTGATAAAACAAATAGTTCTACTATTAAACTCTCGTTAATATGTCCTACTCATTATCAGAGATTTCGGGGTTATTTTCAACTCCATTAAGGAAATCCGGTAAACAATATAAAACCAATTGCCCATTTAAAACGGTTCATGATGATAAAACCCCATCATTTTTTGTTAATTTAGAGACAGGCTGGTATAAATGTTATGGTTGTGGGGCGACAGGTCAATTATCTGATCTTGGTGCAACCTTAACTAATTATAAAAATTCTTTCACTGATATTGAACCAAAAAAGAGAAATCTTTGGATACCTGATTTAGTAGTTAATGGATACGCAGATATTTTATGGAAGAATGAAGAAATATTGAAGTTGATTAAGACACGGGTGCCTGATGAGAAAGTTATTAGAGAATTTAAGTTGGGTTATCATCCAGAATTTAATAGATTTACTATACCGATTTATGATAGAGAGGGGATATGTAGAAATCTTAAGTTAATTTCCTTTATCAATCCAATTAAGCATATAAATTTTGGCAAAGGTTGGGGTATGCCGAGATTGTTTGGTATAGATGCTTTGAAGAAGGATAAAGTGATTATATGCGCAGGCGAATTTGATTGCCTTGTACTTCGTTGTTTTAGTTTCCCTTCTATTACAGGAACTGCTGGAGAGGGTACATGGGAAGAAGATTGGAATGAAGAGTTTAGTAATAAAGAAGTATATATAGTTTATGACCAAGATGACGCTGGTAGAAAGGGTGCTAATAATGTTGCAACAAGTCTTTATCACTATGCACAAAAAGTATATATAGTAGATTTTGATATTGAGATAGGTAATGGTTTTGATACAACAGATTATTTTTTGAAAGAGAAGAGAACAAGGGATGATTTTAGAAAGTGTTTGAAAAATGCTAAATTGTTTACTATGTCAAACCACTCTTTTTCAATATTTAAGTCCTGATTTTTCAGATTGAAAGGAAAAAGTCTATAAAATTTTGATGAAATTGTAATACAAATCAAATCTAAATGTATTATATTCAGGAGCACTTTAGTGCTCCTTTTTTATTTATTCAAATATGGATTCATTATGATTAATGACAGTGTTATAATACTACGCCTTCCACTCAGTATACGTATGGCTCTTGAACAGAGGGCTAAAAACGAAGGTACTACTATTTCTAAAGTTGTTCGTTCTATAATAGACGACTACATTTCAAAGCGATCCCCCCATGCCCCGACTTCCAACACCAATCATCAAAGCACAAAATAAACTCAAGCGCGTTGAGTTTGAACCAGAAACCTCTCGTTACTTTCTTAAAGATGAAGTAACCCAAGAACGCATAGAGATTTGTGGTGAATTGCAACCTGATGGACAACGGTGTATAGAGCCAAAGGAACGTGGTCTGTGTGTACACATGTTGAAGAGTGAAGTAGTTACATGCTCTTCAGATGTTACTCGTATACTTGAACAGGTGCTTGATAAGACTGATGGTGAAAGTAAGTCTGATCTTAAAGAATGTCTGTCCTTAGCCCGTAGTATAACGGGGGATCAGTTGCGTACATTAGATTATGATATACAATTGGCGTATGCCTTTATGTATTATCATGTTAAGAATCAGAACGGTGTCCTTGAGACTAAAGATATCGCGTTTATTATGGCTATTTTAAGGGATATTGTTAAAGCTAAAGAAATACAATCTCGTATGGAGAAGTCTACTAAATTAGATGATAACTCTGTTACAGAATTTGTTATAGAGATATTTAGTGTATTAAGAACTGAGTTACGTAAAGATGATTATACTAAGATTGTGCAAGCTATATATGATAGAGTTATATTACCAAGACAGGCGGCAAAGGTTATTGGTAGTAATGTAAGAGTAATAACAGATGCAGAAGTAGTGGAGACATTGATAGATGACAGAAATTAACCCAAACCCCTTTTATTCTAAATTAGAAGAAGTTGTTAAAGATGAATTAACAGTTGGTGGATTAAAGCCGTGGACTCCTTCTACTGCCGAATCTTTCCATAGATGTAGGCCAAGAGAATTAATAGAAAGTGATTATTTTCTGAATATGAAGGAGATTATATACCCTTTTCATCTTGATACTATAGAAGAGTTATATAAAGAAAGAGCAAATCGCAAAATCGATGTTGTTGTTTTTATCCAAAGTATTGGAGCCGGGAAAACTTTGGTGGCCTCTGCGCTGGAATGGTTAGAATGGTTTTACTTTTCAACAACACCAAATCCAAAAGAGGCATTCCCTTTCGTAGATACTAAAAATTCTACTACTGCTTTTATTTTGATGTCCCGTGACGCGGATAAGGCGAGAAAAGTGGTTTTTACTAATGTTTATCGCATGTTCCAGTCACAATTTAATAAAGAATACTTCCCCCCTGATATAAAGATTAAACGTTATCTTGACATTCCAAGAAATCATACACTTATATTTCCCGGTACAGGTGAGGCGGTCTCTGCATTAGGATTTAATGTATATTCTGCTGTGGTTGACGAAGCTGCTTTTTTACAACAGGCCGCTAAAGATTCTTCTTCTGAAGAAGTTGATGACCAAGCACAGGCTATGTTTGAACAATTGAATGGTCGTATATATTCTCGTTTTCAAGACAATGGCGGTTTGATAGTATTTATTACATCTGCAAATAAATTTGAGAATTGGGTGGAACTTAAAGCTAAAGAAGCACAGGAGTTAGGTATTAAAAGTAATATATTCTTCAAACGCGCTCCACTATGGGTGGCAAAGCCAAAGAAGTTTTTCCCAAGCGGCCAAGTGTTTTTATTTAATGCAATGAATTACGAAATAATTACGGATGAAGATATGATTGAGGAATATATGCAAGCTAAATCAAAAAACGATTTACCAAAGGACTTTAATCCCCTACTCGGAGGTTTATTGCTTTAATGGCAATTTTTATTAAAATACAATGTATGAAATGTGGTACAATAATGATACCCGTAAAGGATATTGAGGGTATCTTTCGTTATTATTTCTGCCCAAAATGTACACCTAATGCAGTAGATAAAGATGGTAAAATATTAGATGCTGATCTTCTCACATTGGTATGTAGAGTAAAGGAAATGAAGCATGGCAAATAAACCATTTTTTGATATGAATAAAGATGAATTATTACAATGGGTTGTAGTTCCTAGAGAATTAGAGCAAATGGCACGGGAAGAACCATACCGTTTTATGAGAGATGTGGTGGCACTTCCTACTAAAGCGGTAACACCGTTCATGACTGATTATTCTAAGATAGAGGCAGCATGTACTCGTGGTGGCTTAATTGATGTATTTAATAAAGATAAACTGTGCTTTCATGAACAATGGCGTTGTCCATTTGATGATAACTTTAACCGTTATATCCATGTTGATTTAGCACGTACAAGAGATGCAGCGGCATTGGCAATGGCACACGCCGCGTCTTTTATAGAAGTAGAATTTGAAGGAAAACGGGGTTTTGAACCTGTTATTGAAATCGATTGTATAGTAAGGATTACCGCACCACAGGGGGGTGAAATAAGTCATGGATTATTTATTGATTTAATCGAAGATTTAAGCTCAAGGGGCTTTCGTATCCGCTTGATTACATTTGATAAATGGAATTCCACGATGCCTATACAGATATTGAGAGATAAGGGGTATATTTCAGAAGTATTATCAATCGATAAAACAGATTATATAGTAAAAGTTGACCCCTCGGCTACATTTAGAATTAGGCACGAATCTACACAAAAGAATATTTCACACGCATACCAACTTCTAAAACATTATATAATGTCGGGGCACTTATCTTTACCATTCAATAAACATTTTATTGAAGAGTGTAAATCTCTCGAAGAAGACGGGGAAACGAAGAAGGTATTTGTACCAACAAAGCTACCGGATGATGTTGTACAAGTAGTAACTGGTGCAATAACAAATTTATGGCATAATGAACATTACATTGATATTGGTGATAATTATACAACAATGGATGCAGAAATTTTAGATAGAATAAATAGTGACAAGTCATTTCGTCGTGATATTTCAGGAATTGATGATCCTATATATTCTGCAATTAACTATGAGACATAGACTTATGAAAAATTTGTGTTATATTGACAACATATTAATCGTGAGGTATATTTTCCATGCATAAATTTGTTCAGGGGTTAGCCTCTACCTTTTTACCTAAAGACTGGTCTTTAGTTGATAAGAGGAAGCTCGCTGAAATTTTTAATAGTACTTTAAGAGAAACAGTTGAATGGATTTTGAGGGGTAAAGAAAATAAATTTGGCCCTGATTTAGATTTTTCTAATTCTATAAGACACAGCGGTCATAGAATTTCTGTGACTTCTGAATCTGATAAGAAATACCTTAAAGAAGTGGGTTGGTTTGGTGAAAAGGAAATAGATGTTACTAAGATAGTTGGCAAAGTTGCTGAGTCTATAGCACCAGTAGCGGCCAATTATCAAAATAATTATAGAGAGATGAATAGCTCTCAGGTGCGGTTAGCACAAGATGCTTGCTATGCCCGTATGAAGACAGACCCCATTTTTCAGGGGGCTATAAGACAATTAATTAATTATACAATTGGTAATGGCGTAACTACATCTACACAAGTAATAGATGTAGATGATGTATTAGATTCTTTTACACGTCTTAACCGTTTTGATGAGAATACGTCATTAGAATATCGTCTTGTATTTAGGCATTTTCTTGAAGGCGAACAATTTATATTATGTAGTGTTGATTCTGTTAATGGAGATACATGGTTGAATTGGATCGAAACCTATGAAATATCAGATTGGGAGTTTCATCCAGATAACAGGGATCAGGTTATTGCTTATCAAGTGAATACAGGCAGTCAATCAATGTGGATTGCGGATCATCGCTATTTTGATGAGGTTTATAATTCTTCTAATGTTTTATTAAAGGCCGAGAGCACACATCATAAAGAACTTAGTCCTCATTATTTTATAATTCATATAAAAGAGAACCTTTACCCAGAATTTAGGGGTCGCCCATTTGCTACCGCAGCCCTAAGATATTTTAAATGGGCTGAAGATTTCTTAGCGGATCGTACAGTATTGAATCATGAACGGTCTCGTGTGGTTTGGGTGCGTACAATTTTGGGTAGGGCGGCTTCAAATCTTGCTAATTATTTAGCTGCACCTCCGGGTGGTGTGATGTTAAATCAGACTGAAGATATTAAGTATGATGTAATGAATGCACAGATTAATGCAGATAATGTAAAAGAAGATTACCTTTCTATTATGTATGCTATCGCCTCGTGCTTCTTAATGCCTATACACGTTTTAAATATGCGAGCGGGGGAACAAGTATATTCATCTGTTCTTTCAGCTAAAGCACCTTTTACTAAAGCAATTACTACATGGCAGGATTTCTTCGGGCGTTCTTTGACAAAGATATATCGTGTTGTGATAAGAGAGAAGTTGAAAGCAAGGGTATTAAAGTCTCAATATAAGATTACTTTTATTAATGATAATAAAGAACTTAATAAAATGTGCCCGACTCTCGATATACCTATTAATCACACATTTCCGAATCCTGTTGATGAAAAACTTATTGACCAAACTAATCATCAGAAATTCATGCTTGAATATGATATTGCCTCACAACAGACGGTACGTGAAAAGAATGGATTAGATAGTAAATTGGAACGTTACCGTATAAGTCAAGAAAAACCAGAACAAAAAGATATGTTAGCACTTAAGATGAAAGGAAAACAAGATGCCGTTGGAAGTTCGGGAGAACCAACAGGAAGCGCAGACCGATATTCAGCCTAGAGGGTTGGCTGAAATGGCTGAAAATAATGAAGTAGCCCAAATTGGGTTACTATTGAAAATTGATCCAGAAACAAGGGATATTAAAGAATTTAATCTATATGGTGCTGATAAGTTTCCTTGTTCTGTGGCAGAAATAATTGGATGGCTCACTCTTATTCGATTTAAAGTCGTAAACGACACGATCAAATAATAGGAGTTATAATATGCCGTGGAGTCTAAAAGACGTAAAAACACATACTAAGGGGCTGACGCCTAAACAGAAGTCTGCTTGGGTAAAGATTGCTAATCGTACTCTTAGAGATTGTATAAGTAAAGGTGGTACTGACGAGACATGCGCCCCCAAAGCTATACGCATTGCGAATGCTGCGGCGAAAAAAGTCTCTGAAGACGCTTTACAGAACAGTTATATAGTACGTGAAGATATTTCGATTAACTTTAAGGAGGCTACATTAGATGCTACCTCCAAAACGATTAAAAATGTAAAATTAATCAAAACTGGTAGATCATTAAATAATAATTATTATACTGCCGAAGCATTATCTACACTTGTGCCATTTCTTAAAACATCAAGGTTGATGTTTGCTAATCATAGAGGTGTTGATGAGGGCAGAGATTTGAGGGATTGGGTATCTAAGATAACACCTGAAAGTGTTATACAAAATTCTGATGGTAGTCTCTCATGTGATATTAAGATGACTGCCAATAAGGATTTGAATTGGTTAGCAGAAGAAGTAAAAGATGACCCTACTATATTAGGCGTTTCAATATTCGCTTTTGCTCGTTTTCATGAAGGTGAGATGGATGGCATTAAATGTCGTATTGTAGATAATTTTGTAGGACTTCATTCAGTAGATTGGGTATATAATCCCGCTGCTGGTGGATCATTTGAAAACTCATTGTTTGAAAATGGTGTAAGTTTAGATAGTGATAAGGGCATCGGATTAGTGTGTGCTCTTGAAGCTCTTCATGCTGGCGGTGAGTTTACAGAAGATTTTGAATTTACTACATATATGGATATTTTAAGAAATCTTGGATATTGGTTTTCTGAATATATTATGTACTCGGTTTTGTGGGATTCATATATGACGAAGGATGAAAAGAAGGCAGAGATAGCAAGGAGTTTAGAATTTTTTGGTATGATGGTGAATAAAATAATTGATGAGTCTAATATTTTAGATACAGTAAAGAATGCCGATGATGAGAGTATGACTGAAAATCGTGGTATACACGAGTTGACATTAGAAGAATTAAAGTCCTATGAAGGTTTAGAGAAATATGCAGAAGATTTGAAGAATTTTGTTGAAAATAAACCAAAAGTGATTGAAACCAACCCTAACTACGAGGAAGGAATCGTACTAATGACAGGTGCCCTAAAAGAATTCGCTGAGAAACATCCAGAATTGATTGATGTTCTCAAAGCGGAAGCCGTACTTGAGGCAAGAAAAGAATTTGTTGAAGAGAAGAAAGAGCTTAAAGATAAGTTAGATGCTCTTACTAAGGAAAAGGCGGATGTTGATGGGAAACTTACGACTTCTGAAGCCGAACTGAAGAAAGTTAAAGAATCTCTGGCTGATAGTGATAAGAAGATTGATGAATTGACGAAGGTTGTAGAAGATTATAAGGCAAAGGATGCTGAGAAAGTTAAAGAAGCTCAGGTCGTGGCGCGTAAGACCTTGATTGAAACCACTCTTACAGAGAGTAAATTAGAAAACGGTGCTCTTCCTGAAAGTGTTATGAAGAAATTAGGAGACCCCAATTTGTTTAGTGATGCGGAAGTGGCTTCAACCATTAAGGATTTGGCGGGTATGAGAGAAAGTCAAAAGGGTAAATTTGGTCTTAAGCCCGGAGAAAAAGGAAAAACTGAGGCTAC